GGAAGTAGTCATCATGGCCCGCCTGGCTGACTGGTGCAGTGATGATGGGGTGTGCTGGCCGAGTGTGGCAACCATTGCCCGTCAGATTGGCGCTGGCGAGAGCACGGTACGCACTGCGATCGGTCGCCTGGAAAAGGCTGAGTGGCTTACTCGAAAGCAGCGCCGCAAGGGCAATCGCAACACCTCAAACATCTACCAGTTGAACGTGGCAAAGCTGAAGGAAGCAGCATCTAAAGTTGATGCGCCAGAATCTGACCCATCAAAATCTGATGCATCAGGATTTGACGCATCAAAATATGAGGCCTCAAATTTTGACCCGTCGAAAAACTGTCACGAGAAGGGTTTTCACCCGTCAGAATCTGGGGGCGATCCGTTAGTAAATTCAAAACATGATCCGTCAGATAAAAAAGATTCTTGTCAGCCTCCTTCGGAGACCGACCCAGAAGTGGTTATTACTGACTCAGCCAAGCAGGTACTGGCACACCTGAATATGGTTACCGGTTCACGCTACCAGGTTAGCAAGTCGTCTCTCGATAGCATCCGTGGCCGCTTGTCAGAAGGGTTCACGACTGACGAGCTGATCCTTACTACTGATTACCTGAACGCGAAATGGTCAGGTGACCTGGCGATGGTCGAGTATCTGCGCCCGGCCACAATGTTCCAGCCTTCAAAGTTCCCTGGTTATCTGTCAGGCGCAAATCACTGGCTTGAGGCAGGGCGACCTAAGAGCGTTAACGGCAAGTGGGTCAGGGAGTCCGGCGAGACTATTGGCGCTGATGTGGCAGACCACACTGAGCGTGACGCGGCCTACCGCCGTTTCATCGGCAGCGGCAATCCGCTGAAGAATCCGAGCCAGTTGGAGCAGACGGTCAGAGCTGAGGCGAGTAAGGCCGGGGTTCGTTCAATGCAGGTCAGCTTTGCGGTCAGCCGCTGGAACAGCATCTGGAAGGAGTGCGCATCGCGCATAGCCGGGGGGAAAGCAGCATGAATATGCGTGAAATGGCTATTGAGTTTGTACGTAATAACCCTGGCTGCACGTCAACGCAGATCGTAAATGGCGCCGGAATACCGAAGCGCATGATTCAGCCACTGATGACCGAGCTTTACACGCAGGAGATCGTTAACCGCTATGCGTTGAAGGCTCACCCGTTCCACTACCTGATCCCGAAAGAAGGGGACCGCCCGAACCTCGGCGAACGTTACGAAAAGCACCGTGCCAAGGCTACGCAACTGGAGAACGGCGGCTTATGGCGGCGAGCTGCGCGTGAATGGCTGCTGGCTATGGATGCGACCTCAAACGAAGAAGCACGCGATAAAGCTGCTAACCGCCGTGAATACTGCATCAGTCAGGGCTGCATTGGTGTTCAGCATGAAACGTCAGGAATTGGTGTTATCAGCGTTCCGGCAATCGACATGTGGAGGAACTGATGGTTAAGAAACTGCGCGAGCACTTCACTGTTCATGAAATTTTTTACCACGGCATCCGCACGGCATGCGTAATGATTTTCCTGCTCTTTTTGGCATTGGTTATGGAGATGGTAAGCAAATGACTTCACTTTCGGTAGTACACAAAAACCGCGACGAATCCGGTACTGACATCGTTCCCCGTAAAATCTGGTATGCCGCCGTTAAAGAGTTTTATGTGGAGCCGGGCTATAACATCCGTGAGATTGATCCAGAGCACGTCAAAGAGTTTCGCGATGCTTTCATTGCTGGCGAAGAGGTCCCGGCGTTACTTGTCCAGGTTACCGGGAAGGGCCTGAAAATCGTAGACGGCCACCACCGCTACTACGGCGCACTGGCTGCTATTGAGGCTGGTACCGATGTTCCGCGCCTTGAGTGCAAAGATGCGCCGAAAGGTTCTGAAGCTGATCGTATCGCTATTATGGTGACCAGTTCCCAGGGGCGGGCGCTTCTGCCGCTTGAGCGTGCGGGTGCTTACCAGCGCTTGATGAACCAGGGCTTCACCGAAGCTGAGATCGCCAAAAAGGTTAAGCGTTCCGTAGCCGATATTGAGCATCACCTCCAGTTACTGGAAGTAGGCGACACACTGATCGGCATGGTCCGTTCCGGGGAAGTGGCCGCGACGACAGCAGTATCATTGTCACGCGAACACGGAACTAAAGCTGGTGTAGTAGCTGAAGATAAGATGGCCGAAGCCAAAGCCGCAGGCAAAAAGAAACTGACCAAATCAGCCGCTATACCGCAGTTTACCGCCAAGAAGGCACAACGTCTGTGTGAACTGATGGCCGCATTCGAATTTAGTGATGATGGCTACCAGGCACCGGATGAAGTGTATCTGGAAGCAATGGGACTCATTGCAGAGTACCGCGAGAAACATTGCGCCCCCGCAGCTGCCAACACTGACGGCGAGACGCTGGAAACCAAGCTACCGTTGCTGAAAGAAGACATTATCAGCCAGAGCGGTGTTGAGACCTGGGCATGTGCTGCGGCCGCGTTCGGGGACAAAGCAGAGTTCACCTTCAGTGAATCGAAATACGCTCATACGTGGGCCAGCGATTCTCTGGAAAACCCTCAGATTGTTGTCGTTGAGGCTGAGATTATCCGAAAAGCTGTTGAGCTGGTGGCCGGGGAAAGCAACCACCATCCGCTGAACACCTGGGTGAGATCAAAGCTCTATGGGTTGCCAAACTCCGACGATGCCTGCCTACGCATCAAAGAAGTTTATGAAGATTACCGGAGCGAGTTTCCAGCTATTGGTGATTTCCAAAATATTCTCGAAAAAACAAATTGCTCAACCTGGTGGAACATCCGTGCCTTGCGGGCGGAAGTTAAGCGCGTTCTGAAAGAGCTGGAAGGGGCGTCAGCATGAAATACGGCCTGATATACGCTGATCCGCCATGGCAGTACGGAAACACTATCAGCCGCGGTGCGGCTGGTAATCACTACGACACCATGACCATCACCGATCTGAAAAGGCTCCCCGTGTGGGAGCTGTCAGCCGATAACGCTGTTTTGGTGATGTGGTACACGGGTACGCATGACCAGGAAGCCCGTGAGCTGGCGGAGGCGTGGGGCTTTGACGTTCGCCAGATGTTCCTTTTCACCTGGGTGAAGTTCAATGGCCGGGCAGAACAGCGCTTCAACGCAGCCCTTAGTGACCAGACGATCCATGACTTCACGGACCTTCTGGACATGCTCAACGCTGAAACCCGCATGAACCCCGGGAATTACACCCGGGGCAACCAGGAATCAGCGCTGGTGGCTGTCCGGGGAACGGGGCTGGAAAGGGCCAGCCGTTCAGTTAAGCAGGTGATCTACTCCTGTCAGGGTGAACACAGTACTAAGCCGGCAGAGGCACGCCACCGACTTGAGCAGCTTTATGGCGATGTACCGCGCATAGAGCTGTTCGCCCGCCGCCCGGCAGAGGGTTGGGATGTTTGGGGCAATGAGATTGAGAACAGCATTAAGCTGGTGCCGGGGAGGGTTGCATGATCCATTACCATGGCGGTCCTATCTATCCTGAGCAGTGCGCGGTAAGAGCTTGGTCAGCCCGGCACGCATTTATTTCTTATGCAAGACCCGAACAGATAGAACTGGCTTCAGAACTATGCCAGTCATTTTCACTGGATAACGGGGCATTCAGCGCCTGGAAAAAAGCAGGGAAAAACTGTATCGACTGGTCTGGCTATTACGAATTCGTAGAGAAGTGGAAGAACCATCCAGGAATGGACTTTGCCATTATCCCAGATGTTATTGATGGCGGAGAAGCGGAGAATGATTTCCTGTTGCATCAGTGGCCGCACGGCAAATTTTGTGGCGTCCCGGTATGGCACATGAACGAATCAGAGGATCGTTTTATTCGTCTCTGTAACGAATTTCCACGCGTAGCAATTGGTTCCTGTGGTGAGTATGACGTTAAAAAGCCCCGAATGGCTGTAGCCCGTTTGAAAGACATAATCCGGCATGTTCTGGATGCGTACGGACGCCCGATATGCAAGCTTCACGGCTTGCGTATGCTTAACCCCGATATCTTCACAAAAATCCCACTGGCATCAGCTGACAGCACGAACATCGCTCAGAACGTGGGTAAGGACAACAACTGGTCTAAAGGTAATTACCTCCCCGCGTCTAAGGAAACCAGGGCTTATGTGATGGCTGAGCGCATCGAATCCAATAACAGCACTGGCACGCTTCAATACGACCCTGTGAAAGATCGGGTGAGCATTCAACTGGCGATGGAGATTTAAATTGAAACTGACATTGCCATTTCCACCCAGCGTTAACGGCTACTGGCGTTCTACCTCACGCGGCACGCTGATCAGTGAGCGTGGCCGCAAATACCGTATCAATGCGATAGCTGCCGTTTATGAGCAGCTTCGCCGCCGCCCACAGGCGATCACTCATGACATTGATATCCACGTCATCCTCTACCCGCCTAACCGCGCTAAACGCGATTTAGACAACTTCCAGAAGGCGCTGTTTGATGCTGTAACTCACGCTGGCGTGTGGGCTGATGATATTCAGATCAAACGGATGGTAGTGGAATGGGGTGACGTGACATGTCACGGTAAAGCAGAGTTAACGATCAATGAATTTCATCGATAAAACAACGTACTTACGTTGCCCTGTCGGTGTCAGGATTGTATATTTATACAGTCACTTAGTTACGGTCCGCATGCAGGCGGCCGTAACCACAACAAGCGGAGACAAGTATGAATCAGTTACTCGTAATTGATGGCGTTTCTGTACGCCAGGATACCTCGGGACGCTATTGCCTGAACGATTTACACCGCGCTGCTGGTGGAGAGGAGCGGCATAAGCCTCGTTTCTGGCTGGGGAACCAGCAGACGCAGGAGCTTGTACAGGAATTAACCGAGGGTGGAAATCCTCCCTTGGAACAAAATCAACCAGTTAGAGTAATTCACGGTGGTGATAACCGTGGCACCTATGTATGCAAAGAGCTGGTTTACTCTTATGCAATGTGGATCAGCTCGTCATTCAGCCTGAAGGTTATCAGGACCTTTGATTCAGTAGTGACAGGGCAACATACCTCACAGGGACCGAATCGGGCAGATCAGGTGCAGGCGGGCGTAATTCTACTTGAGTCTGCCTCACGTACCCTGAATCTGTCGAACTCATCAAAGCTGGGTGCTTACCAGAAACTTCAGGATTTCGCTGGCCTGCCAAACATGATGCCTTCATATGCCATTGACGCGCCCTCTGATTCCATTGATGGTTCAAGCCGCCCCACAATGGCCCTCACCACGCTGCTACAGCGCCATAACCTTGGAATCAGCACGCAAGAGGCATTTAATCGCCTGCAGCATGCGGGCATAGTAGAGCGCCGTTCACGCCCAAGCACATCAGCTAAATCCCGTAATGGTCAGAAGCTGTTCTGGTCAGTTACATCGCGGGGCATGCTCTTTGGTAAAAACATCATCAGCCCTGGTAACCCGAGAGAGACGCAGCCTCACTTCTTCGATACGAAGGTACAGGAACTGATCCGCATTCTGGTTTCAGCCAGCGCATCTTAAAGGGGGATTGATGAGAGCATTACTAAAGCCCTGCATCCAGCCCGATCTTGGAATTGTGCTGCTTCGTCCGGGTAGTGAACTGATGCCACTATTCCGCGCGCGCCGCGTGCTTATCAGCACTGAGCCACAACATATGCACGGACTGAATTCCGGCATGCTCCCAGATACGGGCCAACCGCTGCTTGATGATCTGGCGATGATGACATTCTTCACTCATGAGCGTGTTATCAAAGCAGCTGGTGGGATTAACTCTCTTGAAGACCACCTGCAGCACGGCACCGGGTGCCAGATAGAAAGCGACTGGCATGACTCCAGCCATACCACTCTGCGCACCGGCAACGGTGCAGTGCGCCTTTGCTGGCACTGTGATAACCGGCTACGCGAAATCGAACCATCGCCGCGAACGCTGGATATCGCAGCGCGCAATACCGCACTTTGGGTGATCAGCACGGCTCTGTCGGCATTTATGCTGCCCGATGGCCACCAGATAACCTTGCCGGAGCTCTGCTGGTGGGCTGCAACAAAGCACGTTATTGATCTGATGCCGGAGAACGCCGCACGCATCGTGTTGAAACTGCCTGTTGGGAAGGTGGCCACCGGAACACTGAAAGAGGCGCATATCGTCCCGGAGCAATCAGCAGTGCAGATTCTGGAGGAGCAGGCAAAGCAGGTGCTGGAGATGGCTATCGATCCTGAAACGCCGGAGACGTTTCTGTTACGGCCAAAGCGCCGCCGATGGAGCAACGAGAAGTATACCCAGTGGGCCAAGCAGCAGCCGTGCTTGTGCTGTGGGAAAAAAGCAGACGACCCGCACCACCTGATCGGATACGGCCAGGGCGGTATGGGAACTAAAGCGCATGATCTATTCGTGTTGCCGCTATGCAGAGCGCACCACGATGAACTTCATGCTGATGTGCGTGCGTTTGAGGCTAAGTACGGCACACAGCCGGAGTTGATCATTCGCACGATCGACAGAGCCTTGGCACTTGGCGTTATTGCCACGGGTAAGAAAAATAGCGGAGACAAAAATGCGTGATATTCAGATGGTGTTAGAACGATGGGGCAGCTGGGCAGCGAATGACGGCAGTCAGGTTCGCTGGTGCCCTACAAGCGCAATGTTTAAAAGCCTGCTCCCCCATACAAAAAAATCACGGCTGTCATGCAGTGATAACGACGGGATGATTATCGACACTGCAGTTGGAATGCTCACTAAGGCTAATCGTCAGGATGAGCTGGAACTGGTGATGTTGCATTATATCTATGATGTATCGAAGTCGACCATTGCCCGCTGGAATAAATGCTCAGAAGGGAAGATCAGGCAGCAGTTGATGATAGCCGAAACGTTTATTGATGCCTGCATAATGATGACGGGATCAGAACTGGAGATGGATAGCTGGACTCAAAGAACAATCGTAAAAAAAATCGTTTAAAGGTCTATTCGTTACGAAATTTGCTGGGTACTCTGTTAAGAGTGGTTACTACGTCACACAGCTTAATCATCTAAACCCCGCTCCGGCGGGTTTTTTTGCTTTCTGGAGTGCAGTTATGCAAAGCGAAAAGCAACAACCCTATTTCTATAATCCTGACATGAACCCATTGCAGCTTGAGGAGTGGCTAAATCAGCAAAAGTTGCACGTGGCACATTTTAATCGCCTCTGCAAAGAGCGAGCCGCCCTTTATGAACAGCTCGAACAGGTGGAATCTACGCTTGAGCGTCTTTCATCATCAGGTTTTGAAGGAACATTGAGTTTTCCTTCTGGGCCCAATCCGCTTCTGGAAAATCCTCAAAGTGATAAGAGTGTGCAGGGAGATTAAAAGCGCTCAATGCCGCCTGGGCTTCTTCGTTGATGTTATCAATCCTCAGCTCATCCTGTATGACGAATAAAGCATCCTCGAAAGACAGCGACTTTATATCTTGAGGGGCCCACTTAGTTTTGACAAAGATCAAGTGGTTTAATGCGGCTTTTCGTTCGAGTGGATTAAAGATGGTCCCATATTTCGCTCGGTGCTGATGAAGGACCATTTCCAAAACAAACACCGCTGCCGCTCGGTTTCTTATCTGATTATCCTGCGGGCTACCTGCGTAGTAAGCAGAGTGAGACATGTTGCGGTTATCACAGACTCTAGAACGTATTGAAAAAAGAAGATTATGGTAATCGGACATGCTGATTTCCCTTTTCGTTTTTGATGGGGTGATTAAGGTGCGATTAACTGCTTTGCCTTTTGGATGTCAAGAAAGCTCTTTAACTAGATGATTCATTTTGGAGAGCACTTCTTCAGGATTTTTGACGTAAAAGCTCGCGGGGAAGAAAACGCCGTTAGATAGACTTTCATCATCCCAATGCACTGTTTTGGCAATTTTGTGCCCTTCAAGATACTGAGCATACGCTTTCATGAGACTCTTCCTTTTACGGGGTCCTGCACGCGCACAAAGGTGATGTATATCCACTTCGCGGATGGTCTGGAAAGGGTATGAGTCAGATTTAATGGCGGATACCTCCATAAGTAGTTTTTCTAAAATCGGCGCGGCGGCAGCCCGGTAGGCTTTCCTTTTGTCACTGAGCCTGCTTATGAAAATCGGAACAATGATAGCCAAAACCGGAATTGCTATACCGATGATGAAGTTTTTAAAATCCATAAGGTAATTTCCATGTCTTCAATAATTAACGAGCTTATCCCCTACATTTCACTGGCCGTGTCGTGCTTTGGGCTGGGTTATAATATTGGGTTTGTACGTGGCCGCGACTGAGCATCAGATTAGTGATAACAGGACCACGATGAAATCCTGATATTTACACAGTGGGCACAACGACATCAGTCTGCACCAAGATTTAGAGATTGCCATTTGGTGTTTTATCTCACCCACTGGATAGCGAGCAAGCCGTGTATCTCTCCAATGGGCCGCTGTATCGGCATAACAATGTTAGTGTTAGTTGCAGGAATTATCCCATTAGATATACTTAAGTTTCATATGGGAGGTTTCACATGGGCAGAGAATGTTATATGGATACCGTGCTCGCTTGGATTAGAGAAAACCCTGACTGCAGCGCCCGTCAGATTGCCAACGGGACCAGTTTGAAGGTGCATCAGACTTCTAATGCATTAAGAACACTGGTGAAGAAGGGGGGCGTTTTATGCAACCAACGCAATGGCAAATGCACTTACCGAATTGGGAAAAATATTGAGTTTGGAAGAAGCAGAGTGCTTAATGATTTTAATGATTTAATAAGTTGCGTTCGAAAATCATTTGATGTTCCTAGTGGCTAGCTATTCTCAAGTATTGATCATCGTGGCCCTGTCTTGTGCAGGCTGATGCGCCTCTGATCCGGGAGAGTGGAAATAGAGCACCGGAAAACGCATTTCCAATGCCGGAGATCAGCACCGGCCACCACACATAATTCATAGGTCGCCACTGGGCGGCCTTTTTCATTCATAGGAGCATAGTCAAATGCTGGCATCAATTAAGGCCGACACCAGCGGCATTGAGAGAAAACTGCAGGCATTACTTGAATTGCTTCCCGAACATATTCCTGACCAGTTCGGCAGCATGTTGTCTGACCTGGTCGACGATATCATCCTTGTGAATGGTACGCCCGCAGTTGCTGCAGGTGGTTCCTTCGATATCGTTTGTGTCGCTGATTTCAGTGGGACTGCTTACGACAAGGTCATGGCTGCAGCCAGGGCATTTAAAGCTGACAGTATCGCTCATTAAATACTCCATATCTGTAAGGTTATTTTTGGCGATTTAACGATAACAGAAATGGATATGACCAGCCAGAAGCTATCTGGCACCAATTTTAAGGCTCACTACGGTGGGCCTTTTTCATTTCCCTCTCCCACACACACGGCACCAGCGGCAACCGCCGAGGTGAGCATATGAAAATGGAACAACAACCTGGAAATATCGTCACCCAGTTTTTTGCGTGGCTTGCGACCATTGCTGGCGTACTGGGATGGACGACTCAGGATCTGGTCTATTTCATTTTTGGTTTTATAGGCGTGGTGATTTCACTGGCCTCGTACATCAATGGCCGCATAGATGCCCGCGCCGCACGCAGAGAAGACCAGCGCCGCACAAGAATCATGGAAGACTACATCGCTGACGTTAAGAAAAAGCCTTTAGAGGACCGCCCCAGCGCGGTTGAGGTTGTTTCAGAGGCGGCAGATAAGGCTGAGGCTTGAATGCTGAATTTGATGAGGATTTGAGAGGTTGAATGTTCGGTGCTGCGACTGGCGGGTGCCGAAAGGCCAGCAACTGCCAGGGTGGTTACTGAGGATGTGAAACGGATGGAAATTTATGTCTCAACTGATTAGAAAAGCCGGTTCCGCTGGTGGAATAATTTGCTCTGTCGGGACCATCATCGCTCTAGTTTTAAGTGCAGGCCATGTGCGAACGAGCGATCGCGGACTAGAGCTGATCGGTAACGCTGAATCCTGCCGCCGGGACCCCTATGTATGTCCTGCAGGTGTGCTGACGGATGGCATGGGCAACACGCACGATGTAAAGCCCGGTACCATCAAGAATGACCAGTTGATCGCGTTAGAATGGGAAAAAAATATTCTCGATGCTGAATCTTGCGTTAATCGTTATGCCAACTGGAAGAAACTGTCCGATGATACTTTCAGTGCGGCTGTATCAGTAACGTTTCGCGCAGGATGTGGCAATATGCGCAGCTCAACTATGTTCTACCTCTTTCGAAGCGGTGACGTAAAAGCGGCGTGCTATCAGTTTACCCGCTGGGTTTGGGGTGGGGGAAGAAAGTTACCTGGTTTAATTAAAAGGGCTTCTAAAGAACAAGAACTGTGTTTATCGGGAATAAATGGGCGCTGATTTCAGCGCCCTAGATTTTATAGAGCGCAGCTGACATCACCTTCAGGGCAATTGAGCATCTCTTTAAGTTCTTTGGTCCGTTGTTCCGTTTTTCCAGTAAGGCAGTGACTTACGTTCATCGAGTTGATAGACCCATCCCGTGAGGAGTAAGTCTGGAATTTACAGTCAGTGTCGCGGTATTCGATCCACTTATTCTGTGATTTTTTTAATAAATTTGTTTGCTCCCCTGATGTTGCCTTAAGCACTTGCTGGTAAGTGTTATTCAGCTCGTTATCAGATTTTTTGTACTCAGCAGATGCGCACTGATTCATGTCAAGTTGAGTTTGGGCATTGTTACAATCTAGTGCGAATGCACTGGTCATTGGGAGTAAAACCAGTAATGGAAAAATCAATTTCTTCATAACATCTCCTTGTCCCTCAATCATTTGAGGTGGAAGGATTATAGCTAATTGATCGTTCACTGAGAAAATTTTTCATGGACTGGTGCTTCTTCATTGCGGTAATTCTGTCATGAGCCGGATAAATGCAGTTATCGCTGCTGTATTCCTGCTGCTGTTAATCGCGCTGGGTGGTGCGGCCGTTTACTACCACGGCCAATACAGCGACCAACGCACGGCCAACCAGCAGCTGCAACGCGACAACGACCAGCAGGGTGCTGTGATCGCTACCCAGGCGTTCCAGTTTAACCGCTTCAATGAGATAGCCGACAGGCAGCAGCAATATGCTGTGACGCTGACGGGCAAGGCGCAGGAGAAAGAGATTGAGTATCGCACCATCCTCAAGAGTGAGCCGACCTGTGCTCTCGCTGTTCCTGCTGCTATCGCTGGCAGGCTGCTCGACTACACGCTTAGTCTACGTTCCAGCGCAATGCACGCCTATCCGGGCCTCGTTGATGAAGCCAATGCTGGTACCGCTGCCCCCGGCCCCCTGACGTACTGTCAGGCGGTACTGTGGATTGACCCATTGCTAACGGCGATTGACCAGGCCAACAGCCAACTGGCTGGCATCCGAGACATTGAACAAACCCGACAAGGCAAATAACCCATGAGTGAAGCAAAACCACAGGACGGCAGCACCGTTAAAGGCTATCGGACTCTCTCGCATGGCGAGATTGGCAAAATGAACCAGTTCAAAGAATTGAGCCGTCAGTTTCATGATCTGCTGCGACAACACGGTGAGGACTTGGCTAAAGAGCAGATGAGCATGAGCGACGATGAAGGGTTTGAGGCGTTTGAGTGGATGCGTGAAGTTCGCCGCACTATGCAAAAGGCCACCATGTTCGCTTGCCGTTCTGTAACCCGGCCAGATTCTGACTGCTGAGTAAGCATCACAAGGCCCATTTGCGAGTGGGCCTGAAGGATGGAAAGCAACCTTACCTCCAGCCAGCGGTGAGGAATAACACTGGCAGCTTACGGGCTAATAACCTTTCGGGGCTTCTCACCCTGTACCTGTTGCGTAAGCGGACAAACGGAAAGACGGAGGGCTAGCATCGTTGTGAAGCGAGGCGAAGCCCGTGACTGCGAGTGATCCTGATGATGAACTCTACGATAAGGGATAACGGTTAGCCACGCTGTGAAGCGTTGCGACATCGGTTATAATCCAATGAAAATCAGGCATTGGTGACAATATGACAGAAATTAAACGCTATATCGTTTTTGCTTACGATAGTTACGAACGTGGATGCGGAAGCAATGACATCCACAGCGCTACCACGACGATTGATGAGGCAGAAGAGGTCGCGCACAGTGATGAAGCGAGAAACAACAACGACACTGTAGAGATTTACGATATCCAGCAAGGAAAAGCCGTTTGCTCTTTTTACCGCACTGTCAAAGGTGAGTGGGTAAGAGACGAATAAGCTTTGTAAATCCGCACTGAACTAAGCCGCCTATGGGCGGTTTTATTTTGTGCTGAAAACTGCATTCACTGAGTTCACTTTTCAGCATAAACATATCGAATCATCGGCTGGTGGTCTCACCAGTGCCGGGGATTGTATTCGTCTATCCAGCAGGAAACTCTGAATGACCATTAATGCATGCATGGAAGTGGTGATCAACGGCGTGCCATACGCACCTGCAGCAAAGCATCGGTCTAATATCGGAATTGCAATCACCACCCATAATCGCCAAGCGGTGCTGGATAAAGCGCTGGAGCATCAGCTTAGACACCTACCGCCCGGAGCGCTGGTGGTCGTGATCGATGACGGATCATCAAAGCCCGTCACGGTGCCGGATGGCGTGCGGCTGATTCGCTGTGACATGTCACGCGGCATTGTTGCATCTAAAAACGCCAGCATTGAGGCGCTGATTGATGCCGGATGCGAGCATTTATTTTTATGGGATGATGATGCGTATCCTATAGCTGGTGGATGGGAACAGCCTTACATCGATTCACCCGAGCCGCACCTCGCTTACCAGTTCCTTGACCTGGCTGGCCCACGTAAGCTTAAAGACCTCGCCGTACTGTACCAGGACGATAAGCACATCGCTTACACCGGACAGCGAGGCGTGATGCTTTACTACCACCGCTCAGCGATTGAGAAGGTTGGCGGCTTCGACCCGGTTTACGGGCGCGGCATGTACGAACACTCTGACCTGGCGCTACGCATTCATAACGCCGGGTTAACCAGCTGGGCGTTCGCTGACGTTGCTGGCTCCGAAAAGCTGATTTACTCGCTGGACGAACATGAAGCGGTGGACCGTTCAGTACCGAAGCCTGACCGTGAAGCGCTGGTTAAGCGCAACGTGACGATTCATAACGAGCGCCGAGACAGCGGATACGCCGGATATGCTGAGTATCGAAGCCAGCGTAACGTGGTTATCACGACACTGCTGACCAGCCAGCCAGACCCGCAGCGCGGCACCAAACTGACTCCTTCACCTGATCTGCTGAGCAGGTGGGCCGCGTCAATTAAAGGCGCTGATGCTGTGGTGCTGGCTGACGAACTCCCGAACGCACCGAACGGCGCAACCATCCACCGCGTGCCTGATGTGGCGATGAACGTCTACTTCCGGCGCTGGCTGCATATTTACCAGTACCTTCGCGAGCATCCTGAATACCGGTTCGTCTGGTGTACCGATGGCACTGACGTGGAGATGCTGCGCGAACCATGGGCGGAGATGGAGCCTGGCCGACTGTATGTCGGTTCGGAGCCAAAGACCTACGCTGACGCATGGGCCACTACCAATCACCCGGAGCGGCCTTATGCTGAGTTCATTGCCGCACATCGTAATGAGCTGATGCTTAACGCTGGCCTGCTCGGTGGCACACGTGAAGATGTGATGGCATACGCGCATGCGATCGTCCGCATCTGGTATCGCACCGAGTCAAACAGGTTCTGGGGAAAAGAGAATGGCAAGCCATGCGTGGGCGATATGATCGCTTTCGGCATAGTGGGTTATCAGCAGCGCGACAAGTTGGTTACCGGACCGCGAGTGCATACCGTGTTTAAAACTGATGGCGTGGGTAAAGAGTGCGCCTGGTGGAAGCATAAATAGGCTGAAAGGCAGGAGATAAAAGTGGAAATTAACATTAGCTTTCCAGAAATAGGAAGCAGAATGCAATGGTCCGATAAAGTTGAAGATGGTGATGTGATAGGTGGAATGCAATTTATCAAGAAGATATCTTCGAAGATAAAAGTTTCTAAATTGAACGGTGTGCACCCTAGCGTTGAATTGGTGACGCATTACACTGAAGACTTTGACCCATCCGTTAGTTTTTCAGAGTTTGAAGCAAGGGCAAGTGAGCACATAAAAAACATCCTGTCAGGGCTGAATGTCCCCGCATAGCGGGGACTTGCATTACTTAATCTTGTGATAAATATTATCAGCTTTAGCGTATATATGGCTTACAGATAAGGCGGTATCCTTTTGGTCAGGTGACATCTGGTTATCGTCAAACCCAAAAGCTTTATCCATATACGATACGAACCTTCTTCTGAAATCACCCGGATCTGATGACTCAGCCATTGCCACTGCAAGTACGAATGCAAATACATCTTTCTGTCTATCGGTAAACGTTGAGCTCATTTACATTTCCTTTTCAGGGGTAATCAGCCATCCCTCCTGTTGTGAACGTCAGTGCCGCAAACACGGACGGGCTGAGGACATATAGTAACCAGGGTTAATCTATGGGCGAAGAAATAATGATTGTGGTTGTCGGCCACCACTCCCGCCGCAACATGGCTATGCGCCTGGCTGAATCGCTGGATGCTCACCTGCTTATTGATGAAGAGGGCAACGGGGCGAACTGGAATCACCGCCGTGCCATCGCATGGGCAGGCCAGCAGGATTGCAGGGTGGTGATTGTTGAAGATGATGCGCTTCCTGTTCCTGGCTTCGCGTCACTGGCTCAGGAATGGGTGGAGAAATTCCCTGACAACATCTGTTCGTTCTACCTCGGCACCGGACGCCCGCCGCAATACCAGATGCAGATAGCAGCCAGCCTCATCGAGGCAGACAAGCGGCAGTCCGACTACATCACGATGGATAGGCTTTTGCACGGTGTTTGCTACAGCCCACCACCGAACGGAATCAGCACAATCCTGAAGAACTGGAACAGCACTAAAGCCGCCGACTATGCCGTTGGTGATGCGCTTGGCCGCAAGGTCATCTATCCGTGCTACTCACTGGTGGACCATGCCGATGGCCTGCCGGTTGAGCGGCACCCCGACAACACCCCGCGCATTGAGCGCCGCAAAGCATGGCGATTGGCACAGCAGGTAATGTAATGGCCAGACTAAAAACAATGAAGCCACGGCTATCAGTGATGAACGCCAGCAGGCTCAAGCCGTTGACCGTTGCGGATACCCGTATAACAGGCTGGAAGCTTCAGGAGCGGCGCAAGAGGCTGTGGAAGGCTAACCCCTTCTGTGCTGATTGTGGTCGGCTGACAGAATACCCACACGGGTTCGAACTGGATCATAAGGTTGCACTCTTCAAGGGTGGTGAAGACACTGACGACAACTGTCAAATCCTCTGCTGCGGTGATGAAGGGTGTCACCGGAAGAAGACCAAAGCCGATATGAAACGATATTGATTCTCATTAAAGGGTGGGGGGGAGGGCAGAAGTCTGAGGCGCGTTGCTTACGAAACCGCCCCCCCTCTCACGCACAGAAAATATCTCCCTTTGGAGGGTATAAACATGTTAACAGCCCAGAAGCGAAAATTTGCTCTGGCGCTGATTTCCGGTATGTCAAAAAAAGATGCGGCAATAAAGGCTGGATATTCTGAGAAATCCGCACGCTCCAAGGGTTCGCAGCTTGCTAAAGACCCGGAAGTCATCGCTTTTATTGCCCGTAAATCGAAAGAAAAAATCGAAGTCGATGACGTGCCAACTCATGGAAAAAAAGTTAATACCCCAGCGGTAAACACTGAGGCCGAAACTGAGTCAGAGCCGATTCCGAAAATCGTTATCGCCGCGGGTAAATATGATGATCCGCTGGAGTTTCTGAAGTCGGTTATGAATAACGATGGCGAAGATATCAACACTCGAAAAGATGCCGCCAAGGCGATGCTCCCCTACCTTCACGCTAAAAAAGGTGAAGGCGGTAAGAAAGATGCTAAGCAGGCTGCAGCACAGGCTGTGGCCAGCAAGTTTACGGGCATGGCTCCACCTCAGCTCATTGTGAATAACGGGAGATAGAAATGCCGGAATGGTCCACTGCCTGCACTGACTGGGCTGCCAGGCTGGTTAACCGGCAGTCAATCATCCCGCCGCCTATTTTCACAGATTCCGGCCAGCATGCTCTCTCCATATTCAAAGAGCTCAAGGTTACAGACCTGCCTGGCAAGCCCACTTTCGGGGAGTGCTCAGAGCAGTGGGTATTTGATTTCGTGCTGGCAATTTTTGGCGGCTATGACCAGCAGACGGGAAAACAGTGTATCCGCGAATACGGGCTGCTGATAAGCAAGAAGAACACCAAATCGACAATCGCCGCCGGGATTATGCTGACGGCACTGATTATCTGCTGGCGCGCTGACGAGGAGCATCTGATTCTGGCACCAACCAAAGAGGTTGCCGATAACTGCTTCAAGCCAGCGGCCAGCATGGTGCGTGAAGACGAAGAGCTTTCAGCGCTGTTTCATGTACAGGACCACATCCGCACGATAACCCATCGCGTCAACCGCAACAGTTTGAAGGTGGTGGCCGCGGACAGCGATACGGTATCGGGTAAAAAAGCGGGTCGCATACTGGTCGAGGAGCTATGGCTTTTCGGTAAAAACGCCAAAGCCGATGCAATGTTCATTGAGGCACTGGGTGGGCAGGTATCGCGCGATGAGGGATGGGTTATCTACCTCACAACGCAGAGCGATGAACCACCTGCAGGCGTATTCAAAAAGAAACTGGATTACTGGCGCAACGTCCGGGACGGAGTGATTAAAGACGGTAAAACGCTCGGCATCCTTTACGAGTTCCCGCCGGATATGGTGGAGAACGACGGATTCCGAAACCCTGATAATTTTTACATTACCAACCCAAATATGGGGCGCTCCGTCAGTAAAGAGTGGCTGGATGATGAGTACCTGAAGCGCTCGCAGGAAGATGAAGGCAGTCTGCGCAAGTTTCTTGCCAAGCATCTGAACGTAGAGATCGGCATGAATCTTCGCAACGACCGCTGGGCCGGTGCGGAGTTCTGGGAGGTGCAGGCCGACCCGTCAGTAACCTTCAAGCAGATTCTGGCGCGGTGCGAGGTCATCACCGTTGGCATTGATGGCGGCGGTCTTGACGATCTGCTTGGGCTATCCATTGCCGGGCGTGATAGCAAAACCCGCGACTGGCTCACCTGGTCCCATGCCTGGTGTCACGTTAAGGCGCTGGAGCGGCGCAAAAGCGAGGAAAGCAAACTCCGGGATTTTGAGAAGCAGGGCGATCTGACGATAGTTAAAAAAGTTGGCGACGAT